CGGCTTACCAGCAGTAGAAGCACCCTGCTCACCAAAACGGATAATCTTTTCCTTCCCTCCCTCGCAAGCCTTCACAACGTGCGACTTCTTTGGGTGGCTAGGAGTTCGTTTCGGTTTATTGCACTTAAGGTTCTTAATACCAGCGCGCGTCTTCTTACTCATCTACCGGCCTCATCTGTCCAGTAAAGTCTGCACCGAGCGGGTCTTGTTTGACCTGTTCAGGAATGTTCATCTCTTGCAGGGGTTGTATTATACCCCTAGTGCGATCAGCACCAAATGGAACTGGTTTAGTAGAGTAACGATCTCCGCGCCACTCAAACTCATCAGAACCCTCATCCTCATAGCGCTTCTGTGCTTGAAGGAAGTTAAGGGAGTTGTAATCGCTGGTGGGGGTCATTTCATCAAAACTACGCTTTACAGAATCCTGCGCTGCCGAAAGAGATCTGTTTGAAAGAGGGCCGACAGGCAAGCGGTTGTTCTCAAGATCTGGCTCTGCGTCAAAGAACTCACCAAAGCGTTGGAACTCAGAAGGAATAATATAAGAGATGTTGTTCAACTCTCGGTCTTCCGAATAAATATCATACCCGCCGTTGGGGGAGATCTCAGCAGTTAAGAAGGGGATGAAATCAGGAAGGGAATCAATAAAGGGAAAATCAACAGCAGCCAGTGAGAACTCAGACTGTCCGGGGCGTTGAGCAGAATAACGATCAAGACCCTCCTTTAGCACAGCAAGGAACTCAAAAGGAACATTAACCTCGTTGGATTCTCCGTCAACCATGAACTTCTCCATCACCGTATTGTAGGCGGCAGGGATAAAGCTATCATCGTAATCAGACATATCGAGCCTTTTGAACTAAAAAATATATTTCACACTATACTTTTTTTATCGAGCCTTGAGAAGGAAAAATGTTTGTAGGAGACCTGATGCCTACGTGGACGCGCCAGTTTTTCCCCCACCCCCTCCACCAAGACAATGCCCTCGTCCGTGTATGAGATTAGACCCACGGCACATTGCAAGCGGACACCATAGAGAAGGCGACCAACGGGAGACCATTCAACCGAGGTCAATCTCGACCTTGATGTCACCTGCGTGTAAATGCATATGCTTTTCTGGGGCTTTCAATCCCGCCCTGTCCATGATGTCTTTGCTTGCTTCAAGCTGGACGTATTCCGATTTGGCATTGACTGCTAGGCGTGCGACCTGATGGGCGGCGAGGGTTGCTTTAACGCCCAATTCTTGCCTCATCCTTTCATGCATATATGTCTGCACATGTGGAAGGGCTAAAGTCTTGGAAGCGCTGACCCTTCCCGTCTCACCCTCTGCATATCCTGCGACCGCAGCCGCGTCTTTTATCGTTCCGCCATTGGTTACGAGGTGTTCCACCAACGCCGTTTGTTTCTCTGTCAATCCTGTTTCAGGATTCTTGACCGCATTACCCATTTCTTTTATTTCCCTTCTTCCCCTCTGCTAGATTGTCGCTAGCACATAATCCTATATCCGGCACGAAGCGCGCCGCATAAGCGGAGTTTAAGAGGGTTCGTCAAGAGAAATCAAGAGAGAAAGAGAAGGGGAAGGCAAGAACGCAATAATCTTTCAAGGAGACGAAATAATGTTGCGCAAATAGCATAAACTTCGCAAGCACATTGCGTGGGGAATGTGTATAATAATGGGTATAAAGAAATGATTGAGACTGTAGGAGGTAACGCAATCATGCAGAAAACATTTTATGAAGCAGCATCACGCCCAAGAGGTGACGAGCATGTGCCTGTTATTCTCGAATGGCACGAACCCGCATTTGATTATGATGAGGCGGTTCTAGCAAGCATTAACATTTTAGCAAATGTGCCGCAAACAACACGCAAAGCAGCAAAAGAATACGCAAAAACATATATCAACGAATTGATAAAGGAGTAGAACCAATGAAACTATCACGCCAACATTTTGAATTTATCGCAGACACAATCGCGCCAATGCTGGCAAACCCCGTGTTTGTTGAAGACATTGCCGACAAGCTGGAAGACACTAACCCAAACTTCAACCGCGAGATATTCACGCAACGCGCCTTAAAGAACTGGGAAAACGAAAACATTCCATTGGAGGAGGTGAGCCAGATATGAAACTAGGTCGCGACATGATACGGGACGAACTGCACCGCCAAAGCCTCAACCGATGGCAATGGCGCAAAAGAAAATGGCAACGTTTAATAAATACTATTCTTTTTTGGAGGTCATAAAATGAATTGGAGACGCACAATCGGGGTTTATATCGAAGCCCTAGAGACAGGCAACAAGCAGCAAGCAGACGCTGCGGCCTGTGAATTGATGGTCATTGCAGACCATTTGAACAAGCTGGAGGTCAAATATCCTGACATGATAGACGAGACACCCAGCAAAGTAGTTTACCCAAACGAGTGGAGATAGAACAATGAACGCGGAAGACATGCACGAATTTATGCAAGAGGACGGTCATTATCAACACCTGCCAAGTTTTACAACATTGGCAAAAATATTTAATGCCTTGCAGGAGGTAACTGGCAACAAACTCAACGGCAACGAGGGATTTTATGCCGAGCATCCGCCGGTCAGCCCATCGGTCTTGATGCACACACTAGAGAACGAGGAAGGCCATGACATTTGGCGCATCGTTCAACCCAATGAATATGAGGCAGCAGCTAAATACGCAAATGTAAGCGCAGCATATGCCGAGGAATGGGCGATTGAGTTTTGCGATGGCGACGAAGGAAGAAGCTGGGCGGACTTGGAGGACTGACATGAAAAAAAGAAAGATAGACAAGCAAGGGCAGCCAGCAAAGTGCGACATCTGTGGTGAAGTCAGTCACCAATTTGTTTGCCTGTTGGTTAGCCCCGACCCTGTAGAGCATGAGACATGGTGTGACCCTTGTTATACCAAAGCACAAACGGAGAAACAAAATGAGCAAATGTAAGAGATGCAATGAAGGCGAGTTAGAGTATTGCTTTGATTATAGCTTCGGAGAAGCAGAGGCTTGGGCTTGTAATAAATGCGATGTGACAGTCATTGTCCCAGTTACAATCGAGCGTCAATTTGATGACGTAGATTGGAGTTGTGCAGATGACCAGCAAAAGTAAAGCAAAAAAATATGAGGCAGCAATTATTTTCTTACGCCAAGCGCAAACTTGTTTTGGACAGCAAATAATTAAAGACGATGATGAGTTTTCTCGTAATTGCTTTGTAGTTTTGGATGACATGATGAGCCAAGCGCATGAAGAACAAGCCAAGAAAGAAAAGGTAACTTTAAAGGTGGTTAAGTAATGACAAGCAAGAGTAAAGCAAAGGGAACCTATCACGAGAATTGGTTCGTGAAACTGTTCAAGGAGTGGGGCTTGCCAGTCAAACGCCAGCCCCTATCTGGCGCGCTTGGAGGAGAATATTCGGGCGACCTAGTCATCAACTTAAATGGCCGGGACTACATTGCCGAGGTGAAATACCGCAAAGAGAAAGGTTTCCCCTCGCCATTCTCGGTCTTGAAAAATCGAGATGTTGCCCTGTTCAAACTGGGCAAGGGGGAAGAAGGCTCACCCAAATGGGTGCTGATTGTGCCTGATAGAATTGTAGAAGAACTAATGGAGAAAGAAAATGAACATGACAATAACGATTGAAGCAGACAAACAAGAGACCTACTCGGTCAAGAGTTTAGTCCGAGCAATATGCGAAAACTTTGGTGTCGAGCAAGACCTATTGCTAGGCAAGCGGCGGGTTGGTTTTGTAATGGCTGGTCGCCATGCCCTGTATTATCTGGGCTATCGCAACACAGCACACACAACCACAACACTGGGCGATTATTTGGATCGTGACCATACAACTATCCTGCACGGGCTAAAGAAATGCGAATCTCTTATGGAGCAAAATAGTAACTATGCTTTCAAGGTAGAGCAAACTCACTTGCTTGCATTGCAGTATGAAATCAAACGGCGAGATGGCTTGGACAAACTAAAAGCCGAGGTTCAAGAAATGGTTGAACGTTTTCAAATGGAGAAACTCAATGGACTTTGAGCAAAGAGAAGCACTCATTCACGAGCGTTTTGTTCGTAAGATGACAACGATGTATCTGCCACCAAACAATGTGAAGCAGAGTGACGCATCAAAAAAGATGTATGGAGAAGAAATACGCAAGGCGGTCAACCAACGACTAAGCAGCGACATACCCAATCCCGATGTGTTCAATGACCTGCTCGGCAGGGTATGGGATAGGTGCGTGGCAGCGCATGACTTTCGCATCTGGTTCACGCCTCACTTGGTTGCCAAACATGCAGCCAAAGTAAATGCCGAGTGGCAGCAGCGCAATACAAAAGCAAACAAATTGTTTGAAACAACAAGCTCACATCAAGACGAGCAGCCCCGCGCAGGCAAGACCGACCCCGCTGGACAAGGCTGGACAATCGAGAAGTGTGATGCAGCTATCGAGCAAACCAAGAAAGAACTGGGCAACAGCCACATGGCAAAAGTGCTGTGCCGCATACCAGAAAAAGCAAAAGAACGGCTATTAAATGCTGGACAAACTGATACGAACTGACTTAATTTGTATTGAAAGGAAGGTAAATGAGTAGAGATAACGAAATCAGAAAAGCATCTATCGGCGGCAGTTGTGCCTTGCGAATCATGGACGGTGATTGGCACGACCTTTGGCTAGAAAAGATGGGCTTGAAAAATGGTGTTGACCTGTCCGATGTCTTGCCTGTTCAGCTTGGCGTTTGGACTGAGGAGTTTAACATCAAGTGGTTCTCAAAGCACATGCAAGTCGAGTGCTTCAAAGACCCCAATGCAGCCACGCATGAACAACGCTATCACTACAAGTGGGACGGTATCCCCTGCCGAGCAACGCTTGACGGGGAGTTTATGATGCGCGGTGAAAGATACGGCTTGGAGTGCAAGCACACAAATGATAGAGCCACCATCAACAGCCAGCTTGAAAGATACATGCCACAGCTACAGCTTTACCTAGAAATCTCTGGAGTGAAGGCAATGTATTTTGCAAACATCTTTGGCAATGGTCGCTATGAGTATGTGAAGGTTGCAAAGAATGAGGAATACATTCAGACAATGCTCGAACATCTCAAAGAGTTTTGGGGCTATGTCGAGCGTAAAGAAGAGCCACCACTATCAATGCCGCACTTCTCTGCTGGCATAGACAGGATTGCAATCAACGATATGGTGGCGCGTGACGCAAGCAGCGACAACTATTTCAGAGTGAGAGCAGCCGAATACATCAGCACAAAGGAAGCCGCGAAAGAACACGCAGCAGCCGGGAAAGAATTGAAAGCAATGGTCGGGCTAGATGAACGCGAGGTCTATACCGATGAACTTAGTATCAAACGAGACAAGCGTGGTTCGCTACGCATTAACATAAAGAAGTAGGGGACAGGGGAGTAGAAACCCTGCCCCCCGCTGTCGAAAGGAGGTAACAGCATGACCGATTATACAGCATCACCATTGATAAGTGAAGAGGCAGAGCCTCTTATCCACCTAATAGGAAATGAATACCAGCTTGGCTGGCGTTCAGTGTGGCTTCACACTCCAGATGAAGCAGTGCGGATTGAATACCGCAACAGCAGACTTGTTGTAACAGTAGTGCGAAAGGAGAAAAAGCATGACACAGAGCAGCACGAACAACAATATGGAACTATGGGAGAAGGTATCCCCATCGGACTCGAAGTATCTGAAGAAGGTTAGCTTCGGGTCACGTTCCTTCACCAGCATTGACCCGATGTATCAGGTTCGAGAGGCGACACGCGCCTTCGGGCCGATAGGTCAGGGTTGGGGTTGGCACTCTCAAACAGAAATAATCACTATGGCGAATGGTGATGTGGCTTTTCTTGCACACATTACAGTTTGGCATGGCAACGCACACAACAGCTTCGGGCCGTTCACTGGTTGCAGGACTTTCTATAAGAAAGACCGCATTGCAG